GTACCACTACCTTTGATAGCGTTCTTTAGAGTTTTGAATACATCTTTGTTTATCTGACCAGTCAGTTTATCGTACATTCCCTCTATTATTAAATCTTTTAGTTTCATTACAAATATACGAATTTTTTATTAAATATCCAACTTTTTATCAGTTGTTTTGAAATCTTTTTTTCTCATCACAGTCTTAGCGATTACTTTGTTCGACATTTTCATAAACGGAATGTTTATGTTTGTTCTATCATCTACTGCAACTACTGAATTGTAGGTATCTAAGAAATCTAAGAAATCTTTCTTCTTCTTAGATAATCGTTTGAAAAACCCAATCAGTTCTGCTGATGATATCTCTTTATCGTTACGAGGGTCATTTAATCGGGCAAAGAAATGTTTATCTGTAAGTACTACATCCATTGGATTAAGTTTCTTATCTGCGAATGTATCAATCTTTTGTAAATCACCCATTGGGATTTCGTTGATAGTTCCTTCAAATTGTTTAGAAGTATCTGTTTTTAAGAACGGCCCTCGTTTAATAGTTTTGAATGATACATCTAATTCTGTACCAAATAATTCTTTTGGTGAAAGAACTCTTAACTTAACAACTTTTGTTCTATTATCAGTACCTAACACCTCAAACTCAATATCTGAATACTTCTTACCCTTTAATGTAAGATTTTTACCAGTTATGAATTTATGTACTTTACCACCACGTACTGCATTGGCCTCTTCCACCGCATCATACCCACTACCATATGGTGCTGATTTACCATTGTGATTAGGTGCTACGTTTTCTTTTAGTGTTTTTTTCCAATCCTCTAATCCAACTAAATCAATCTTTTGTGATTGTGCATCATACCCACAGTTATGACAAAAGTATGGTCTATCATCACTATGTATAATATCCCAACTATGAGTACAATTAGAACATTGAATTGATGCACCTGTACTTTCATTCATTAATCTGAATTTCATTAATGGTTTGTTATTGATTGTAATATCACCTTTTTCGTTCTTACCGATTGATTTAACAACGATTCTTTTATTTTTGAACTTACCACCCAATACAGTATCACCTACGTTAATTGGTATTGTAATATCTTCATTTAATGAACTTGCAATATCATTATAAAGTTTAATTGCTTCATCTCTTTTTAAGTGTAATGTGAATGTAGGAACTTTTACATCTTTACCGAACCCATAAACTACAGCACCCCATCTGTGATGGCCATCTACTATGTAGTTATCCTTAGATATGATTAAAGGTTTCATATCAGTAGGTTTGTTGTACTTTTTTGAGATACCAATAACCTTAGATTTAATGAGTTCCTTCTGAGAGGGTTTTAAACTCCCAGCAATACTCATACCTTTAGTTACCTTTACCTTAGATTTTGCCATACTAAGAGCTTTACTCAAATCTTGAGTATTTACTTGTGGCATATCTTTTCTGTTATAGATTGGCATAATTTACTTTTTACTTTCTTGAGTTGGCATCTTTATAACCCTTTTCGTATTCTATATAATGCTCTATCTTTTCAACTCTATTATCTAAACTATTTATTACATCAATCTTTTTATTCAAACGCTGGTTAAGAGTTTCTATTTCAGATTGTAAATATTGAAATTCTGCAAAGAACCCACCTGCAATGAAGATAGCCGAAACCACCCATAGCAGAATATGCCAATTTTTAGATAAAAATGAGTGAGCTGGTTCTGACATTACTTACTTTTCTTTAATCTACTTTTTTCAGCTCTACCTCTGTTCTTAGATTCTGATTCGAATCCAACAATCTTTCCACCTTTGTGAGAAGCATCCTTATTATCTCCGTTACCGTATGTGCCCTTATCTCTATTGTACTTATTCAGTTCTGCTCTGTATTTCTTTGATTTTTCAGATTTACCGTACTTTGCGTACTCTTTTTTGTAATCTCTTTTAGCCGCTTCCTCTACTGATTCTTTTAGTTTTAGTTTTAAAGCTTTACCAATATTTTGTAAATCTGTTTCATCTTCATAACGTACATTAACAAATTCAGGATTCTGACTTTGTGGTTTTGTTACAGGTATGTAATTGATTTGAACATACTTTTCACCTCTTCTAGTTGTCTTATATTCAATATCTAAATACTTGTAAACATTTTTAAGTCTAAATTTAGCATTTTTTAAATCATCTTTATCTACTTTTTCATCAACAGGTTTTGCATCGTTAAAGGCTTGGTCTAATTGCTCATCCTCTTTGAGTTTAAGTATTTTACTAACTCTTGCTATCTCTTCTTTAACAATTTGAGCTATCTCTTCTGAGTATAATGCTAGTGAGTTTTTATTCTTATCACCATGTTTAACATAAAGAGCTTCTAATAACTCTGTTAATTTTGACTTTTTCATTGGAATCCCCTTTGATTAAATACAGCTATCTGAGTTAGTTTATCTCTGCGGTTTTTCTCTAATTGAAATTGACGTAATCCTTCATTCATATTAGAATTATACAATTCTTTGTTTTTTGGAACGTTAATCCAATCTTTCCAACTATATTCTCTTAATGTACTCATATACTAATAAGTATTAGATTATTTTTTATCAATGTGGTTTTACACGATTCTTAGCGGTATGTAAGATTCGTTCTTCCAACTTAGATACTCTAATGGTAAGTGCTAATATAGTAGCTTGTGATTCTTTTAAATCATTTTCTAGCTCTTCTATACGTTTTTCTTTGTAGGATTGTGAATTTTCGGTTATAGAATGTGTCTGGTCCATTCGTTTTTTAACGATACTCCAAATTTCTTTGATGCCAAGTGCACCCGCTAACGTAGATACTATTAATATTACGCTGTCATCCATAATGTATTCCTTATTTTTATTTATTTTATTACGTTCCTAACTTTTTTTGTAACTATATATTTTGCTATTTATCCAAATATGATGATAAGTATCCTGCGATTCTACCTGCTTTAATCTGAAAGTGTTCCCACTCATCTTTGGTTAGTTTTCTTTGTTTACTTACATAATCCAACCCAATCGTTCCCATAAATTTACCATCTAATGTAAATAAAGGTATCATAAATGTTGATTTAGTACCAACTGCTTCAGCAGCTTGTTTTAAACCATATGTAGCAATCTTTGGGTCGCTGTAATCATTTATAAATATACCCTTACCATCCATAAGAACTTCGAATGTTTTTGGATACAATGAACATGGTATATTACTAAAGGTATGTGCTACTGATGATACACCATTCGACATTACTTCGTAGAATATTGAGAATTTCTGTATTGATTTACCTGTTGGGTAAAAGTTACCACCATTGTGGAACTGAGAAATCCAAACTCTATCTCCTTCAAACTCATCTCTAATCTGGTCCAACTCATTGTTAATAATCGTGGTATCAACAATAGCCTCTCTTACCTTACATTTCTTTTTAAGAGAACGTTTGATTATAACTTTATTAATTAGTAAATATAATGCCGGACCGACTACACCAGTAAGGAATGCTGCTATTAACTCCATAGTATTACTTTTTAGCGAACTTTTCTATTCCAGCAATACCGAAACATCCTAATGTAACAATTACAAATGAGTTATATATAAACTCGTTAATTACTAAATCTTTACCGAAGTAGCCTGTTGTTAAGTCTACAACTGCGAATATAGTCATTACTGCGAATGACATAAAACCTATTACGTTCTTTTCATTCACATTGTTATCATCTTTAAATATATTTTTAAATGACATTAAGTTTCTCCAAATTGTTTTTACCATATTTTAACTTATTCTGTAACTGTATTTTATTATTTATTCAACTTATCAAATATCTTCTCAAGTAGTACATCCATTTTATCCAAACGAGTCATAATTCCACCATTTTGATTTTTTAGAACGGCAATTTCCGTATCTCTTGCCGCATCGGTTTTTTCGTTATCTTGCATTTGACGCTTTAGTTGGTCAATTTCTTTATGATTCTGTGTTGTCTGAAATTTTGTATAAAAGAATCCAGATGCTAATACACCCAATCCACTTAAAATTTCTATCATTAATTCATTCATATCAGTCACCTTTATCCCCTATTTTATAAATGAAAATTGCAATTAATATTGCCTCGCGCTTCTCTTCCTTTTTATAATCTAATTATCTAACAATAAATAGTTAGAATTTTTAATACCATACTATATTATGTGTTATATTATATATTTACTTTCAATTAATGTATAAGTAAATGAATTTCCGTAAAGTTTCGCCGATTTATTTACAACTTCCATAAATAATTTAAAATCTGCGTTTGCTGCAATTACTTGACACCCTGCTGACCATTTATCTATTTGGGTTGATTTACCACCCTCTCTTGAAGTTGCTCTGTGAATATTGATTCCGTATATACCTTCTTTGATATTCTCTTCTAAGAAATCATATACACCATCTTTATCTTTGTCTCTGTAAACTTTAAGTGAACTTTTCTGTCTAAGTGCTTCATACTTACCTTGATGTAATCCAATCTTATGTGAACCTCTATATTGTCCAGGTACTAAGATTGCTACACCATCTTTGTTCATTAAATTCTTTTCCCAATGTGAGCCAGGGTCTGTTGTTGCATCAAAACAATGGAACATCATTTCACCATTAACACTATATGAGAGTGTAACCCAATCATCAAATTTGTTAGTTACTTTACCCTCAGTATCCGAATTTCTGATACCTACTATGTTTAAGTTGTAATCGCCACCTTCAAACCATCGGTATTCTTTTGATTCAACTGCTTTTTGTAATTGTTCTCTTGTAAAACCCATCATATATATCCTTTATTGTTGTTTGGATATAAATATGTGTTAATCTAAGTTAACATATGATTTTGGAACAATCCATTGATGGTCAAAGGGGTCTGCTAGTGTCACTTCGGCCTTTTCTTCTGAGACCGATATAACTATCACCCTCTCTCCAGCCGGGAGGCATCCTTTGTGGTTCGTGAAAGTCTGCTTCATCGTAGTTTTCTGTATATTTTTCATTTTTAGCTTTTCTTTTAGTCGTTCGCTTAGATTGAAAGTATTCTACATCATCATAATCATCTAAATCATCTAAATTGATTCTGTTTAGTGGTATTTTTCCCATAACTAATTTCTAATAAGATTAAGTTTAGATGTTATATTCAAAAAATCCTCAATTGAGTATTCTTTAGATTGGTCATCTTTGATTTTTACTGTGTCTAATGTATCTGGATACTTTTCGATTAAACGAACTAATATTTCGAACCCTTGGTCTGCCCAAAAGTTTTTAAATGATGATTCACCAAGCACATTTGTTGAGTATTGTACCCCATCTTCGGTATCATCTGGTAATAAAATGTAATATACTGCCATAATACAAATAACTATATCAATTTAATTTTATCAATTCGTTTTCGTAAGTTTTCAATCTATTGACGGTGAATTTGAATATATCCAATTCGAACTCACCTATCTCAATTTCTGATGACTCAAGTATTGATGAGAGTTCTGTTATCAGCTGATACGAATATTGGGTTAATTTATTTGCATCAAACTTTACAATAATATCATTTCCAACTATATCGTGCCACTCAAACTTATTATTTATTTTATCTGCTATATTAAATTCCGTATCCGGTTGTTCTGACTTAATATATTCGTTAATTAAGTCATCAGTCATTCCGCTCTCAACACTAATATTATTACACCAAGGTTCTAACATATTTAGAATTTTCTCATTTACATTAGTAACTTTGAATCCAATATTATATTTTGGTGGTACGATTGGCTTCATCAAAGAATCATGTTTACAATAATGTCCCCATTTTCTGATGAAGTTACGTGTTGAACGGTTGTTCTGAGTTAACCACTCATCCGTTTCTCTGTTCTTCATAAACACGTCACCATTTGGGTTTCTCTTAGCACCATCTGCAAATCTACTACCTCTACAAGTCATATGATATACAAATCCATCCCAAGTCTGAACGAACTTATATCCATTCAAATGAAATCTATTGAAAATATCAGTGTCCTCTTTTGATTGTGGTGCAAATAATGGGTCATGCCCACCAATTGAAGTGAAATCTTCTTTGAATAAGAACCAAGGTGCAAATATACCTTCCGTAGTTTTACCCTGCTTCAATGATGGAATCTGATGTAGGAGTTCTGCTTCTAACTTTTCAAACTCTTCTGGTTCTATACCAAAATCCATCAGAATCTTTTCAGGTCCATCGGGATGTAATGGTGGTTCTATTCTAGTAAGTGATACAACGTGCTTTGGTTTGATGTGTTCTAATACAGATTCTAATGCACCAGGACAAAGATACATATCAGCGTGATATATTCCTACAATTGGTGTATCTGCTATCTCTACCAACTCATCATATAAAATTGTATGTCCTAATCGTTTAGGCCCTTCGTTTCTAATTGCTTTGAAGTTTGGGTCTTTCTCCATCATATCCTCACACCACTCCCAAGTCCCATCGTTACTGAAATCATCAGCAACACATATGGTTGGTTCTGGCCCACCATTCTTTCTGATTGAATTGTAAGACCACTCCAAATAACGTAGGTTATTACGCGATGGTTGGATAAATGAGATATCTTTTTTACTTATCATAACTTTAAATCTTTTCTTATGTCTTTTTCTATGATTTTATCTAGGTTGCGAATTGCAATCTTTTCTTATGTCTTTTTCTACTACTCTTAAATAATCTTGTCTCTTTTCATGTGATACAAATGGCACAGACCAGAATTGTTTAGTCTTTAACCATAGCGATGGCTTCCATCCAAATACAAATGTATAAACCCCCATTACCAATCGTAACTTAACTGAGTTTAGATATAGAGTAATAACAGGTAACATCGGAGCTCCATGTGTAATATATGTTCTTACCTTCTTATCCTTTAAGAATGGTTTTGGATATGCATACGTTCCTCTTATTGGTACAAACTTATATGCAAATCCTGGTGTAAGAACCTCATCAAAGAATGTTTCCATCTTTGGTGTTAGTCTAAACCACCATACAGGTGATACAAAGTAGATATGGGTTGACCATTCAACTAATCGCTTATACTCTGTGATTAAATCTTCTCTGTTCCTATGCAGTTTATCATCATACACATCAATAATCTCAAAGGTTTCACCGTTAGATTCTAACTCTCTGATGATTGTACTGAATATACCATTGAAACAAAATGATTTCCTATCCGGATGGCCGATTACCACTAAATGTTTTTTACTTATCATTTTAAAACTGCTTTCATATGTGTTAAAAATACTTCTTCTGAGAAGTGTTTGTTATAGTTATCAAGTGCTTCTTTAGAACACTCATTGTAAAAATCATTATCGTTTTTTAATAGTTTAGCTAATTTCACAGCTTTACCTAAATCAAATCTATCAACTGATAGTTTGGGTTGTGTTAATCTTTGTGTATCGGATTCTACATACCCAATACAAGGTATTCCAAAAAATGAACAATTTAATGAAAACGTACCAGCCGTAACATTTGACATCATATGTACTGCATATTTATATTTTGATAATATACCCATCCATTCGTTAAATGTTACGTGAGGTAATACCTCTACCAACTGATGTTCATTATCAACTTTACGCATTTTAGGTACTGATATAGGTGTTTCAAATTCAGATGCAACTAAATAAGAATCAAATCCCCCATACCATGAATTGAAGTTACCACCCACCATTGTCTTTTCTTCTTTTATATTATCTCTTAAATATACAATATTATCCTGAATAATCAAAGTCGGAATGGTATTTATTTCTTTTTTATCACCAACAATACCCCTAAAATAGTTAAAATCAGTAGTATTCTCAGCTAGAATACCATCAACCTCTTGTAATAAGTTATAATGCCAGATTTGTAGATGTAATGATTTTGTTTGATATATCTGAGCGCTTGACTCTTGCATAAACCAAATTTTATTACCATGTGCTCGTAACCCTGCAACTATATCACCCTTCTTATAAAGGTAATCCCGTAGTGAATCCGTCTTACTTACAAGTAATATTATGTGGTCGTATCCACTTTTAATATCATCTATATCATAGAAACAATAATGGTCCGCTTGTAATGCACAGAACTGTGCAAACTCGGTTCTCATATGTGGGTGGTTTCGGTCTACTTTACCATTAAATGGTAGTTCTGAAATGAATGCTATTTTTCCCATAACTCAGTATATGCTCTTTTTATAAAATAATCGGAATCTCTGTTTAACTTATTTGCCGGCATTGCGTTAAAGTGATACACCCAAGCTTGTTCATATAGATTTTCAAGTGTATCTCCCCACCAAGACTGGCCGAAGTTTAGTAAGTTTTTACTAACTAAATGGTGTAAGTTATATGATGGTGAAAACATTTTTAAATCAATACCACTCGTCTGAACTAAATAGTTTATAACAGTTTGGTCAGTACCAAGTCCAGCCTTTTGCTTCTCTACTAACACATCTTTGTGTTCATTATAAAATTCTATTACTTTATCAAAGAATGGTTTATGCGTTTCGTTAACAATCTGAAACCCACCATTGAAGTATATACCTCTATCAATCTTAAACCCATTAAATAAATCCTTATAATGTCTGATAGACCTACCAGTCCATTCCCAACAACCTAAATCTAATACACCAACATACTTTCTTTCTGTAAATTCGAAGAAGTTTGGGGTATCTGGGTGTACAACTGTGTCTGAATCTACCATTAGAATCTGGTCATAATCTATATTGTTATGTTCCAATATCTTAAATAAGTAATATCTCTGCCAAGGAATGGTCATATCCTCCCATGTGTATAATGGGGTATCCCATACCAATACCTCCGCATTGTGTTTTTCAGCCCATTTCTTCCAAGAAGAAATACTGTATTGGTATGCGTTATGCCTACCTCTACCGGCATCAATAGCTGGGATAAATACTATATTTTTCTTCATTTTATTATTGTTTTTATGTAATCTTTTAAATCGATACTAGCTTTCCAATCTAAAATCTCAGATGCTACTATATCATCATTTAATGTAGTTTGTGCTTCACCAGGCTTATCATCTTCGTATCTCGGTGTTATACCAAACATATCAGCTACTTCATTAACTGAATGATTAATACCTCTACCTAATTCAAATGAATATCCCCAAGCATCTTTATGTGGTATTCTAGTAAGTGCCTCCACCACATCATCTATATGAGTAAAATCACGTCGCTTTTCGCCATCACCATAGATTACACAATCATTTCCATTTTCTATATTGTTAAGCCATCTACCAATCAAGGTAGTGTATCCACCCTCTGTTAATTGGTATGGGCCGTACACATTATAAAATCTAGCTATTGATGCTTTCAATCCAAAGTGTTCACAATGTAATGTTATAATATCTTCTCCCAAATCCTTTGAGAATGTATATGGGTTTTTGAATCTACCATTGTGTTTAGATGATGAGCCAGCATAAACCAATGGAATATTATACTTAACGCAGAACTTAACTACCTCATATGTCCCGCCAAAATTGGTTTGGATGTAATCATCAGGACGTTCAAATGATGGTTGTATTCTTGCAATGGCGGCTAAGTGATATACAACATCTACACTGCTCAGCAGGTAATCACATATATTATCTATATCATCATTAAAATAGGTACACCCATCTATGTGGTTTTCTTTTTTACCTGTTGAGTAATTATCAATAGAAAAGACTTCATGTCCATCTTTGAGTAATCTCTTAATAAGATTGGTGCCAACAAAACCTGCACCACCTGTAACTAATACTTTCATTATAATAACTTTAACCGATACCTTTCCAAGTGGCTCCATTAGTAGTATAATAATGGTTCACTCCTATCACCGGTGTATATAAATATGATTTTTTATTTGATAAAATATCAGCTGCCCAATATCTATCTTCTTTAGTTGAATAAGTCTCATCGAACGGTTTATTAACCAAATCCGATTTGTTATAAAAACAAAATGCATTATGTAAGAAAGGCCTATCTTCAATCTCCGACCACATATTTACTTTTGAGGAAGTTGTAAAATGCGACCAAATATATCGTTTAGAAATCTTCTTACCACGATAAATTGGTGTTTGATTTCCAAATACAGCAGCATGTGTTTTTAGTTCTTTAACTACATATGGTAAATCCATATCTATAATTTGAGAATGTGCTGATAGTACTAATATAGTTTCATTGGAACATATCTTAACTGCATCATTGATTGATTTTCCTGGAGTGTAATTATTTATATTAATTACTGATATATTTAACCTATCATTAAATAGAGAAACCACACTTAATGAATCATCGGTTGAGTTATTATCCATAACTATTACCTCCGCATCAGGAATGTAATCACATATCGATTGTAATGTAAATCCTATATATTCGGATTCATTTTTATTTCTAAGTATAATACTAACCATATTAATTATATTTTTTAAAATTATGCATCAAATCTACCAGCGTAATTTGTTCTTGAATCAGATTCACTACTCTGATATCCCGTACCATGTGATATAAACATTTCATCTCGTATAGCAATGTAATCTGTTAAATCTTTCATTTCATGTGGTAGTATTGCAAACTTATTATCTCTACCTGGTAAATCATTATCAGTTGTAAAGTGCTTCTCTATAACTTCTGCACCTTCCCCAATTGCAACTTTTGCGGATTCAACGCCTTGAATGTGGTCTGAATATCCAATTGGCCATCCTAACATTTTCAAGCTATTCATACGAAGTATGTTAGCCATTGATGGGTCACATGGGTAAGTTGAAACGCAATGTAGTAAATAAAATTGTGATTTAGAAGAAGCTCTTAGTTGTTCAGTATTAGATTCAAATCGGGCATATCGTAAATATTTAACACTTTTAGCTACTTCTTCGATAGTAGAAGTTCCAGTTGACATAAAAACTACATCAAAGTTATCATCACAGAATCTTATAAGTTTATGATTCCTAGATTCAAAGCTTGGGATTTTAACTTCCTTTACCCCTAACTCTACTAATAATTCGGCATCTCTAATACTGAATACACTTGATAGAAATTTAATACCTACTTTGTTACAGTAATCTATTAGCTCTATATGTCTCTCCTTTGTTAGTTCAGCCTTTTCATATATTTCACGTCTCCCATCCGAATCCCAATCACCAGCTTTTAACTTACTTACCGACCAACTTTGGAATTTTGCATATGTTGCACCACTTTCTTTAGCGGCTAAAATCATTTCTTTTGCAAGGTTCATATCACCACAATGATTCCACCCTATCTCTGCTATTACTTTAATCATTTATCTTTACTTTAATCATTTATCTTATTGTATAATATTTCAGCTACTTGAAAATCTAATTCCGTATCAATATCCACACCTTCTATTTCATCAAGAACTACAAAGTTTGGAGTCCTTGTTACAACATTTTTAAATTTGTACATATCTGACTTACTTATGATTGATATTCCGTAATTTATTGAGTAAATATCTGGTAAGTCTTGTGAGTTAGGGCTCTGGTCGATTGAATAATTTAATGGATTACCATCTAACCAAAGATGATGTTTTACAGGAGAAACTGTAACTATGTTAGAAGGATTATTTCTAAACATCACAATCACTTCATTGTAAGTCTCAAATGATATTAGGGGTGAGGTTACTGGTGAATACATAATATAGTTATTGATTGTATCCAACTCTGATAGATTTTCGAAAAACTCAGAATTTGTAGCTTCTGATGATGCATAATACTCATCTCTTTTATGCGTAGAAACCCCCATATTACTGGCGATTTCTAACATATCATCATCATCGGAAGTTACAATAATTTCATTTATCTTATTCCATTTTTGTAACTTCAACATTTGAGATATTTTTATCTCAAGTAACGATGACCCAGCAAACGCGTTTTTGTTTTTATTCTTTACTCTTTGAGACCCCTTTCTTACAGGAATTATCGATGTAATCATAATACTTTATTTAAAATTTCAGTCCAATTATTTGTAAACTCAATAGCCTTATCATCAATGTAATATTCAGCACGAGGTTTCGTGTAAGTAACTTCTTTTATGTATTGCATCAATTCATACTCTTCCAACCACTCAGTAACCAATTGTTTTCCAGGTTTACCATTTACCAATGGTCTATCAGGAAGTGCCTTTCCTGTAAATACAATAATATCGTAATTCTCAGAAATAGTTTTGATTGCATCAATTGCACCTTTTACAGGTTCCCCATAACAAGTACCATCATACCAACCTTTATCAAAAGTGTGTATCACACCATCGAAATCTATTGCGATATTTTTTCGTTCGTGCTCAAGTCCTGGTGGAACTGTATTATAGGAAATTTTATTACTGATATCTAATTGGTCAAACCTCCTACTACGCGCCTTCTTAGAAATAGAAGGACACTGAAATCCCGCAGCGTGAATTAACTGATATATTAGTGCTAGAGACAATACCTCAGATGTATGATAATATATAACGTCCTGATTTACAAATGTAATTTCTGTATTGATATCATCTTTAGGAACTGCGGCAATTAAAACAGCAGGAACTCCATTTGATACTGCAAATTCTAATGCATTCATTATAGATTTAGAACTGTCACTATTTGTTGAACACGAAAACGCAATAACTAAAGAATCGGTTAGGTCGGTAGTTCTGAATCTCTGCTCTAACCAAACTTTGAACCAAGTATCAAATGAGTTGTCACCTATGATTGATGTCGCGGTAATACCACTACCCGGACATAGTACATTTTTATCAGTTAACCTACTCATATCAACTGCGGCATGGTCACTCACACCCATATTACCACCATTACCGAAAAGGAATACATTTTTTTTACTATTAAACAAACTTTCTACCTTGGACCATTCAGTACTTCTAATAATACTTTCCAGTTTGTAGTTAAAATTTTCAAAATCTACCATACTATTTATATTTTTTGTTAGTTGCTGGATTTACCTTACCTATTAGGTGTGATGGAGTTACACGAACACACGGTTCTAAGTGAGATAAGTCTAAATCATCATTAAATATCTCATCGGCAAATAATGTATGTACCTTCCCATCCTTAATCCACTCTTTTATTATACTTCTTTCCAATATATAGTCGTGGTTAAATAACCCAATAGTTTTACGATGCGTTTCGTGTACATTTGGTGGTTCATTTTTGTAGTAGTGAGGTCTATCTACAATAATATTACGATTTTCTTTCACATTCAATAAATTAAAACCTAATATATGAATTGGGTTACCCTCAGAGTAATACTTAGATATTGCAGTTTCAATAGCAACAAACCCCATGGATTTACTTCTAAACGTGTCTTTATCGCCTATTCTTACGGCTGAACACATATGTTTAACATTTGTCATTATCTCTATATTTGAGGATTGCATATCATCATATGGTGCATTTAAACTATATTGTTTGTGCTTCCTCCATCCGGATTTTAACCAAATCTCATCAAAGTCTTTTACACTGCGCTGTTTGTATTCGTAGTTTGTTGCTCGTGCGTGGATAGTTGTTCTAGTTCCAACATATTGCTCCCATCCTTCTATTTCAAAATCATTGAGTCTAATTATCGTATCATATGAATCTATTTCTTTTCCAAATGAATTCAATAATAATGTAGGTGCATTACCTATTACAATAACTTTAATCATTACTTGCCATTTTAGTTTTTGTTTTGTTTAAATCATCTTCATAATGAATATCAATAGCAGAATCCTTTATACACCCAAGCCGCTTACTCACTTCACCATTTTTTAAATATTGATATTTAAAAATACGAACTGAACCACTTCGTTTATAATTTGGATTTACTGTAATCAAATCATCGTAATTGTTATCCAACATATAATTAATACACTCATCTAAAGTATGTGACCTGTTAGGATTATCAGGTTGTAACGCTACTACTAAATCATAATCTTTAACTACGTTATTTACAATATCTAAATATACATCTACTACTTCTGTATCTCCACATAGTTCTTGTTTTCTATTATGAAATATAACACCATGTGGTAAAACATTTTCTTTAACCTCATCTGATTCTGATGAAACTATGATATCTACATCATGCTTACTGTTTTTTGCATATTCAATTGAATGTTCCACTAATGTTTTTCCGTTAATCTTACGAATATTCTTTTTCTCTAACCTAGTCGAATCTAACTTAGCCGGTATAATTGTTAATACTTTCATAGTTTCTACAGTTTATTAATGGCCCATTTGTAGGCTTTTGTTTGTCCTTGTATGGTCATACCACCAATGTGAGGTGTAAATATACAATTTAAATTTGAATTTTCCAAATAAAACAGAGGTGAATTTTTAATATCACCAAATTCATCTTCAATTACATCCGTGCCGTAACCTAATAACTTAGATTCTTTTAATGCTTTAACAACATCAGCTTCTTTTACAATTTCACCACGTGCTGTATTTACTAAGAACTTAACATTACGGGAAAGTAAATTGTAATCAATCATATACTTAGTTTCATCAGTAACGTGAACATGAAGTGATACAGCATCACACTTATCAAATAACTCTTCTAAGGTATCAACAGTCGATTCATTTGAATATGGGTCGTATATATCCACAATAGCATCAAATGCCCTACAATACTTAGCCATCATCTTACCAAGTCTACCATAACCAACGATACCAATTCTATAATCTTTCATCTGTTGGCCTATGAATGGTAAGTAATCCCAACTCTCATCACGCTTTGTAACGTTATTTGATATTGTGATGTTTCGCATTAAGTCCAACAACAATCCGAACGCAAGTTCTGATGTGGATGGTAGTTGATTAATTAATTCATAATCTTTGGTAAGAGAATATATTTTGATTCCAATAGATTCACAATATTCAACATCAATATGATTCATACCTGTTGAGCAAGTATTAATTAGATTAACATTAGTTCCATCTAGTAATTCTTTATCTATTTTATATGTCTGTTGGTTAGGGTTACATATAATAGTATCAATATCATGTGTTAGTAATAATTCTCTAACCCTAGCTTTTGTTGCTTCTTCAAATAGAAATAATGTACCTTTAGTTAAAAGTAATTCTACTACACCATCAAGATGAGATACTGGCGTTACAACTGCTATTTTTCTATTTTCCATACCTCATACATTTCTTTTATTATATCATCCAAATTATCATCAAATGTAACACCTAAAATCTTACGTGCTTTTCTGGTATCTGCGAATCTATATTCTATTTCAGGATAATCACCAAAAGCCTCTTTAGTACTTATATGTTTTATTTCTGATTTACTATTTGTTATTGTTTTAATTAGTTCCGCTGCCGTTCTTACTGAGGCTTGCTTATCAGAACCTAAATTAAATATTTCTTTAGTTGAAACTTGCTTCATCTCATACATTCTAATTAACCCTGCAGCGACGGTTTCGGCGTGAGCTATACTTCTCGTTTGAATACCATCACCATGTATGACAATATCCTCACCCCTCATTGCGTTATCTAAAAATAATGGGATATGTCCACCACTCCAACCTTTTACAGCTTTTGGACTGGTACACCCAAATATTCTAGCAATTGAACCATTGATGTAACCTTCTTTAAATAAGTCTATATAATATTGCTCTTCCCATAATTTGGTCATCGCATAACTATATCTTCTAATGGTAGGAGGTCCAATCGTTAATCTATCGGTTTCTTTAAATGTACTTGAGTTTGAATATACATCCGATGTACTACTGAATATGAGAAATGCTCCAGTCGATTTACATATGGATTTAATATTTTCAGCCATTGTAACACTATTTAACATTACATCTGATGAGTTACACTTAACTCCATTAAATGGTTTTTTTAGAGTTGCTAAATGGAATACTGCATCCAACTCATTATCATTTGAAAAGCTTTGAACTTTACTTTCTACAAATTTAAACTTTGGGTGATTCATCATATTCGAGCCATAACTCAAATCATCTACTCCGATTACATCGTAACCTTTATCTAAAAGTAGTTCTACTACGTGACTTCCAATCAGGCCTGCGCAGCCTGTAACTAATATCTTACTCATATATTTTACTTATTTCAAATGCTAATCGCTCTGATGCTTTACCATCCCATAAAGTACTTACTGAATCATCGTTATACTCAGTCTCTATGAAATCGTTTAATTTTTCAAGGGTAATATCACCCACATTAATTAATTTTGCTTTGTTATGTTTTAATACTGATTTATGCTCTGTGCTTGGCCTTAGTATGAATAACGGAACATTCAATGAAGCGCATTCACATTGTACTCCACCTGAATCACTTATTACAAAATCAGAATTTATTAAGGTTGACATGAATTTTTTATAACCCATTGGTTCAACTAATGTAATATTATTATAATGACCTATTATGTTTTCTCTGGTTCTGGGATGTACTGGGAATGTAACATCCAATCCCAATGAATCTACTTCCATAAGAATTTCTGTCAGATTAGCACAGTTATCAACATTAAAAGGTCGGTGTAGTGTTAACAATACACGTTTAGATTTGGAATCAGTAGTTACTTTCTTTAAGGATAACTTCTTTAATGTATCAATTGCAGTATTCCCAACCAACATTACCCCATCTGATAATCCCTCTTGTATTAGATTATGCATCCCATCAACCTCTGTTGTAAATTTCCATTTAGATAGTATATCAATTACTCTCCTATTAACTTCTTCGGGCATTTGTAAATCACCACTCCGTAGTCCCGATTCGACATGAATAATATCTATCTTTGCGGAGTGTGCTGCTATTACCCCAGCTAAGCTGGAATCAACATCTCCATAAATAAAGATAGCATCATAATTGTATTTCATAATAGGTGTAATCCCATTAATCATTTCTGCAACACTACCTCTAGTAATATTATAATGTGGGGTATCCATTCCAATATCATTCAGAATATCATCTGTCATATTCTTATCATAATGCTGACCTGTATTTAAAACCTCATTAGTATAACCTAATTTATTTAGTTCTACAATAACAGGCCAAGCTTTTATAAAGTTGGGGCGTGTTCCAACTATATGTAAAAATCTACTCATAATCATAGTTTCCATAATGGTCCTTTATTTATATCGTGCATATAATATTGTTCTATTAAAGTACCAACGTACTTATCTTTTACTTTTGGGAATGTCCCTTTTACATTTTCGTAATCCCACCCCCATCTCTTTTTGAAATTAGTTAAGTGAGCTCCGTATTCTCCGAAATGGAATTCATTACCAGCTTTAGCACTATGGGCACTATTCTCATGTATTCCGAAATTGTTCTTCAAACTCTGGTCATTCATACAATACAAATTTGGTAGAATAACCGACATATAATTTTTAAAATTGAATTGGAATGCGATATCTGGCGCCCATAAGTGAAATTGGTAATCCTCTGTTGGCTCTATTACATCATTCCATGCTTTTACATTAATGCCGAGTGCAGCCCACATTGGGAATTCAATTGAAAACGGAGTGTTGAACCCCTCATGCTTAATTAGGTTTGGTTGACGTGTAGGACATAACCACCTCTTACGATTATCCATTACAGTTAAATGGCAAAGACCTATCATCCCCTTAACATTAGGCTCTGAATTATAGTATCGTTTTAATGCATTGCCGGTATAACTACCCTTATCTAAAACATTAAAGCCAATCAATCCTACGTTTTCATTCTCCAATGATTTAATTTGTGTATTCATTGAATCAAAGAAGTTATCACTTATTGGATAGTTATCGTGCTGAAAACAAACTATGTACTTACAATTAGGTCTATTTTCATTTACCCAATCAATTACGGTTTGAGTTGCGTATTGTACACCACGCTTCTTATTCTGTAGGAATGTGAATCCAATCCTTTTTGATTGCTCTACCCCTTTAGCTATCTCTTCATCACAACTACCATCATCCACATTGATAAATTCGTAACCATCTAATTTAATATTTTTTAGAACAGCCCCTTCAACCATATCATAGTTGTTTCTAGATGACACGTATACAATTATGTTTTCTTTCATTATTTATACCTATTGTTTACACAAATATACTACTTATTTCCCATATAACCTAATTAATTTCGGATTAATTCTTTTAAAATGTTAACTACAATATCTGTACTATTAAACATCAAACCACCTTCTATTGAATTTAATATCCAATCGGTATGCTTTACATCATTTGATAAATGTGGTAATATATTTGTATTAATATCAAATAAAGAATCGTAATCAGAAAAACTACCAGCCTGACCATACCATTTTATTAAAACAGTAGGTATTCCAAGTTGTATTGGTTTAAACGCAAAAGTTGATGGTGCTGAAATAACACACTTACTCTCCGCTATTAGTTTATTATCATCAACGGTATCGATTACTATTTTATAATCTAACTCATCTGGTAAAATCTTATGTAGGTATGATGTATTTTGGGAATAACCACCCTCATTAGCCCGACTCTTTAATTTTATAATTACAGGAAGATTAAAGTGCTTTTGTATATTTAATATATCAATCTTTTTGAAAAAATCTTCATTGAATTTTCTAAATGGTGCATTTCTATTACCTAAAAAGTTAACTATAACCAATATATGTTTTTTGGGAAGATTCTTATAGTTAATAAGATTATCATTACATGGAATACCACTAGCTATACAATCTGTATGTATAGTATCCTTTTTACCGAATACCATACATTTATCAAATACTTTCTTATGTCCTCGTTTGAAGTAGGGTTCATCGGTGTTACCGTGTCCAAATGCTATAAGATTACAGTTCTTTTTAGAATATACATCTCTTAGATTAGTCTTTTTACTATCCCTATTATCATCGGATATGATGAGGTCGTAATTTGATACATCACATTTATGTTGATATACATTCTGAAAGTAGTCTGAATATTTTTTATTAAATACACCCCTCATATCAACATCACCAACCCACTTATGATTATCAGCCATTTGATATACTTTTAATAAATCTATATCATACTCCTTTGCAAGATGTGGTATTATTGGGTATATCCGCTCACCTACCCTATATTGGGATGTTATAAGTAATATACGTTTCATTAACTATGTGATTTATGAGTTATAATACCATCACCCCTACCATCTCCTGGCAAATATACAAACTTTAATTTATTTTTCCAAGCAGCATAATCAAAACTAAGCTGGTCACGCTTAGAACCATGTTTAATTTCAGTCCACCAATCTTCCATAGTTTGTATGATTCTATTGTGATATCTAACTATACCACAAGTGAATGATAATCCATTATTTTGAGGATACCCATCTGCAATATAACGGTCCATTTGGCTTTTTATGGTATGTGGGTTATCTTTGAATACTTTACCGGGCTCCTGCCCTAACGAAAATATTGCCATTGCTTCTTGGTAAACACAATTTCGTTTATCAAAACACTTCATATGGTCAAATAAAGCAATATCTGAATCTCTGAGGTAATTAACGTATGTTAAAATATCACCCTCAATAACTTTATTACCATCTAACCAAATACTAATATCATAGTTTGGAAACCATCTGTGTGGTAGTACTTTATACTTTCTCGCAGTTCGTGTATTATCTTCATATAATGGTAAAACTTTTCTTATTTCCCAAACATCACTTTTAATATCTCTATCGGTAAAGCAAATGAAATCAACTCCATCGGGTTTAACTAATGGTTCATTTAATGTATCATATCCACCAATGATTGCGGTATAAACTACTATTTTCATAAATAAATCTGACTACGGATTATATTAGACCCAAGATTAGGTCGAGCTACGGTTAATGTTGGTGTATAGTTTGCTATTGTATCATTAACACCAGTCTGATTACCTACATTGAACTTTGCTTTACTTTTAATGTATAGTTGAATACGAGTATCTATATGTCTCATATCCAAAGCTTTGGTAAATTCCAATCCATCAATTTCAGGTGATTTAGTCCAATAAAACATTGGTAAGTTATAATCACTAACCACTTGCTGAATTTTCTTAATACCAATACCATCAAATCTGTTTGATATAAGGAGAGTTCCGAAATCACCATTACAATGTTCCTTAATGATTTTATCACCGAACTCTACCTCTTCTTTAGACCAATGTAATTCTGGCTCAATATTATCAAAATTATCAAACTGCCAAAATCGTAAAATTTCTTCCATCAAAGGTACATCTGTATTACCATATATACGATAGTGGTCATTGAATACATCTTCTTCGAATGAATCAATAAAACCATCAACATAAGGATTGTTATCAAATATAGTATTAACTACTTTAAATGGGTCGCTCCAAGAACTCCAATTTTTCTCTAGCTCGCCAAACATACTTCTGAGTAATGTTGGTGATGGTATTAAAACCTTACAATCAGGATACTTCTCTTTAAGTTTTCGAGGGAATGCTGATATTATTCCCCAATCACCCACTCCAAATGCTGTCCTTAGAATTACAAATTCACCTTTTTCTAAATACTCATCAGGTATATATGATGCATCATCAATTGGGAATCCTAATTTGTTAGTTTCTTCAATTGAGTGTACTTTGTTGTTATACGTTCTCCAAAATATCATAATGTATCGTAGTATGCGTTTTGTTTCACCTGTCTATCAATTGTTTTTGGATGGTATAATGATAGCTCTTCTATTGAAGGTAAATTGGATATAGTATCGAATCCGATTAAAGTTTCATGTACTTTATTCTGCCATTGGATTGATTTCTTATTCTTATAGAGTCTCCATTGATAATCGGGAAAGTTTACCCATCCATTTTCATCCACGTTCCATCCCCATTTTTGGATATGCTCATCAGTTAAACCTTCTACTGTATTAACTCTAGGTACTAAAACAACATCAACATCATTCTCTTCAAGTATTGCATGAATGTTAAGCATCAATGATTCATTTGGAATTTCATCTGCATCAATCTGAAATATATAATCACCACTACAATGAGTAGTTAGTTTATTTTTCATATTACCAAAGTGTCCATCGAATGGATAATCATACCATTTAAATTCACCACGCTCACTAGCATTCATAAGGTAATCTTTAACCTCATCAGAGCCATTAGTTGAATCAAATAATACAACAACTTCATCATCAGGTTGTTTGGTTTGTAGTAAAAATGGAATTAATCTTTTAATTTCACTTAACTCATTACAAACAGGTATCGAATAACTAAGCTTCATCATCTAACTTTTTTTGTTCATCAATTTTACGTTGGGCTGCTGATGGTATCTTGTCGTATTTACCCCAATCATAGTTAACTGCATGAATTGATTGTATTTTCTTTAAATCAAATGTTCTATACCCAGCCCGTAATAGCTTTTCGGTTTTTATTTCTGATGTATAGAATACTTTAGATGCTTCATTAATTTGAATCTTAGCAACATCTAACCGTTTCACCTTTTTTGAAGATGACATAACCTCATCATATATTTCTGAAATTTCTTTAACCTTATTTGGTGATATTACCGAGAATGATAATCCATGTAACTTACCATCAGCTGTATTTGGCCATCTGGGTTGTAATACAAACACTATATAAAGTTTAGTTTCCTTATCCTTTTTGTATTTCATTTTAACAACCATCCCCCGCTCTAATTTGGTTTTGTTAATTAGAGTAGGGTCTGATGTTTTTCTTAGATGTGCGTTGTAATAATCAGGCATTATTTAGCTCTTTTCAATGTAGGTAGGGTTAACTTAGGTGCCGCCGTAGTACTTCCTACTTTTTTCAACTTAGGTAACTGTAAACCAACAGTCTGTGGTTTAGAAGCAACCTTAGTTTCATCTATTAGAGTACCCATTAATTCAACCATCTTATCAAATGAAAAGTTATCTTTTGTAAACTTACGATGTTTTCTTGATAATTCCAAATGTTTTTTGTAATTTTTGAAAACACCTTCCATCTGTGCACCAGCAGCACTGTAATCAATTGAGAACCACTGCCCTTCTTCAAGAAGGAACTTATCAGCTGCTGTTTTATGAACCTTGTCCAACTTACCACTAATTACATTAACAAATGTTGGTTGCATAAAGTCCATATGACCACTCCAACCACTAACAATCATAGGTTTACCACTAATGGTAGCTTCCAATAAAGGTCTTCCAAATCCCTCACCTCTCGTAAACGAAGTATGAACTTTAACTTTTGGATGATTGTATAATGCGTTCATTTCAGCATCTGTTAAATCTGAATGTAGTAGGTAGATGTTTGGTAATTTCTTTGCACCTGTTTCTTTTCTTACATGATTCTTTATGTGTTCAATCTGTTGTTTAATATGAACCCTATCTACTAATGAAGTAGAACCTGTTGATGTTTTTAGAATTAATGCAGGGGTTTTGTTTTTATTTTTGAACTGATTTAAGAATGTCCAAATTAAACCACTTACATTCTTTCTATCTTGTAAGAAGTCACCCTTTAACCAATGTCCTACAAATAGAAATGCAAAATCTTCTGTAACATCTTTAAGAACATCATTAATTCTAGGTTCAGATGGTGCTTTTTCATTGTAGATATCCAAATCGATACCTTCAAACAAAACCTCAACCGGCTTTTCAAGTTTCAACTGACCTATTTGTTGGCCGGAATCTTTATCCTTTTTATCAAAGGTAGAGCTCATTATTACCTGCTTAGTAAAATTGGATGATACTAATGTTAAATCCATACGATTAATACCCTCTAAACATTCAGGTGGCATAACTGTTGTTTCTACACCAGCAGTAACACCAATGTTATAATCACCAACTGCTTGAAACTCATTTGGTACAGTAATTTGAATCCATACATTTGGTTTAGTATCCATTTTCTCCAATATGATTCTATTTAATAAATCACTATCTTCACCTTCTTTAAGTGCATCCATTGGAGTTGCTCCCCATCTCTGAGAAAGGATTTTAATATCCCAATCTGGTTTTGATTTGATAAGACCTCTTACAAAATCTCTACTACGTGCGCCATATCCGCTGCGGGTTGCAACGGGCGCACTTACTACACATAACTTCTTTATATTTTCCATAAATTTATTTCGTTTCTTGGTGACCAATTTTTAAATGTACCTTCAATGGAATCGATAAATCTCGCTCCCATATTTCTTGCACTCATTCCACTTTCTTCTGAATTTGCGAACTCCGAACCTTCTAATCCACATTCGATACGAGTCTCTTCACTCATATCATACCATTGCTTTAATGCTTTACCAGCATCTTCGTATGAACATCTATCATCAAATATATAAGGTGTCATAGGTGAACCTTGTAATGAACGATTTGTAGGCCATATTGGCTTTACCCATCTACCCCATCCTAAATTCTCTGGAAGTTTTTTGTGGTTGTGGAGTGAACCTAATTCTATATAATCATCAGCTGATATGAACTTACCATTAATAGTAAATCCACAATGGTCTTGCATACCACCTGTTACATTAACTATAATAGGTGTACCTGCTTTTATTGATTCACAAGTTGCTAATCCGAATCCTTCATTGGATGCCATATTAATTGTAACATCAGCAAGATTGTATAATACATTCAAATCATCAGTTGAGAACTGAGAGTTTGTAAATACCACATCATAATCAGGACATAATTCCTTAATTACGGCAGGGATATCTGTACCATTAGGGTCAACAGGCGCTGTATGTAATAAAAGAACTGCGTCCCTAGCTGCTTCTGGTGTAAGTGTATCACAAAATTCTTTGTATGATAATATAACATCACCTGGATTCTTTCTACGAATGTTTCTATTGTTATATAGGACAACGAACGTCTTATCTGAAATCTTCAGCTTTTCTTTTAATTCAGTTACTTTACTAAAGTCATCTGAATCTTTTGGAATTGGTTTGAACTTTTCTGATACACCATGTGGTACATACTTTATCTGCCAATCTTCATACTTCTCACCAAACTTTTCTAATACCCTATGATTAATACCATACGTTTGTTTTGAAATACCCATTAGTAAATCACAACTTGCATAGAACGGTGCGTTCCATTGTGGGTCTGGCAAATCATCCCAAATATTATAATACATAATAGGACAATGTCTACGAACTTCATCTTCCATAGCATACAACCAATCCCAAAAACGTGGGTCGGTAAAGTGTAATATAGCATCAGGTCGTTCGGATGCGATTAATTGTCTAAGTAGTTCTTGATTACCATATCCACTAAATGGGATAATCTTTACACTAGCATCTTTTACACCACTTTCAGCTGCAACGGAATCAGATACATCAAATAGTTTTCCTGCATCAGGATGTTTAACAGCTGCCCCTACTTGTATCCAATCGTATTTGTGTACTGTATGTAGAACCATCTCCTTCGACATAGTGGCTATCCCACTATGGAGTCGCATATCATCTGATAGCAATAGTATCTTGCGTTTCTTTTTTTCTGTGCTCATTCTTTTATAACTTGTTTTTATATGTTTATTATAAATATGTAATTGAAATTAATCAATCCAAATACATTACTTTTTTATTATATCTAATTAATAATCGCTCCAAGTGCTTTTGTTCTGATGGTTTTATACCACCAAAGTAGAACATTTTATCAGCACACTTTACAATACAATCATACTGATGTAATGTTTGTGTCGGGTGAAATGGTTTATCATAATACTCATTACTCATACCACTATATAAATTCCTATTGGTACTTGCTGGATTGTATTCAGTATATCGGAATCCAAACTCAATTGCATATTTCCGAATGTACTTTTCACATCCATCTTTATTACCACGCGTTATGATATTAACATCTGTGCCTAACCTTTGTTTTATAGTAAACAGAAAATCTCTAAGCTTTCTGATGTTTTCATAGCTGGGTGAACCTATTAGAGCTATATTCATTTTCTTTTTTGAGTTTTTTGAGTTGACGGTTAACTTTTCTCCAATATTTTTTTGTATTACTTTTTTGAGCCCACGTTGGACCACCATTCCACGACCGTGCGATTGCTTCATATGTATTATTTTTGTTGTGATAACTATTTACGATATGAAATATTTCAATCGATTTCTCTCTACTCCACCTATCCTCTAATGTATATTCTAATTCAGATTTCTGAATACCTAATATACGATTACATTCCCGTAACATAATAGGTCGTATTTGTAAACACCCTACTGCTTCTTCCCTTTTGCAATATGCAGAATCATCACCCCTACTTTCAACCCATATCATAGCTTCAATTAATGGTTCAACATCTAAGGTATATGTTGGTTTTACAAAATTAGGTTCAACTAACTCCACTTCAACATTTGTTAGGTCTAATGTATCTACTGATTCTATCATGTAAGGGTTTGTACTACCTAATCCAAATATAACGGGTATTGTTAATAATATTAACTTTTTCATATTTTAATTTTTAATTAAACTTTTGCTATTTTATGCCTATTTTCTTTCGGACATTTTTCATAATCATTTTTGAATGGACAATATTTGCAATTCTTGTTGTTCTTACCTGCCATAGCAGGATACTCCGATTTGGTTCTATATGAACCATCCTCATTGAACGAATTTCTAACGAAATCCTCAAAACTCTTAGTAATCTTATTTAAGGTAGGTTTACCATTTGCTGGTTCGAATGTTTGAACTCTCTTCTGAGCGAACATCATACCTTCAGTTAACTTACGTTTTACGATAAAATACTTTGTACTAATCCTATCTAATGGGTATCCGAATTGTTCTGATAGGAACTTCTTATACAATACTAATTGTGCTGTTTTGGTTTTATCAGCCTTTTGCCATTTGTTCCAACCCATCGTAGATGTTTTGATATCCCAAATCTGTAGTTTGTTTTCGTATGTATCTTCGAATACCAAATCTAAGAACCCCCTCATATAAACATTGTGAGAATCTAGTGCTTTAGAGTATATTGGTAATTCAATAGCTACTAAGTTCATATGACGAGTATTGAAGTAATCAACTCTGTTCTTAGTAACTTCATTAAGTATTGCTATACCATCGTCTAAGAACTCTTCCATCTGAGATGCGTTACTGAATTCTACTCCAGTCTGTTCTCTCATCTTTTTGTATTCAACTAACATACATTCGTATAACATCTTACCTAAATTGATTTTAGATGCCGATTCAATTGAATCATTATACAATGCATCTAACCAACTTTGTAAGGTTTCGTGCATAGCAGTACCAAATACCAAATGGATTGATGGGTCGAATGAACGATTACCATCCATATAATTCAATTTCCATTGATGTGGGCAATTAGCATACATTGTGTATTGGGAGTATGATACCTTAACATCATCTGCCTTAGGTTCGTTTACCCCAAAGGTAAATACGTTACTTATCTTTGATTCTTTCATATTACAAATATACGTTTTTAATTTCTAATTACCTAACTTTTTAACACTTTTATTCATAAGAAGGAAACATATCTTCCCATCCATCAACCTGATTACTATTATAGAACTTCATTTCTGTTGGCTCTACATACTCATCAGGCCAAATTGAATATTGTTCATTTGGGAACATCTCTTCCAACTCAGCGATAAGCTCAGCGGCTTCTGTGTGGTTAAGTTGTGTTGTGTGTTCCTCAGGATAATTTGTTTCGTTCATTACTTTGTATAATTCTGTCATAGTTTTATTTGTTTAAGTATTTCTTAACTTTCTTACTATGTAAATATACAAAAAAAGCCTGGTATTACCAAGCTTTTAATGTTACCAAATTGTTAAGTTATCAACAATGATATTCTGAATCTAACTTTTTTTTATTAATATATTTGAAATTCTTGCCAATCCACACCAGCTACATTACTATTAGGGAAATGGAATGCAACTGAATCCATACTACCAGTAAGTATTTTCTTTGTAAATCCAGTAGGTACTCTCGCATCAGTTGGGAGTAACCCCATCTCATCATCAAAATGAATTGTAATCATTACAATAACCAATGGGTGTATCTTTGCTAAGTTTCTCTCAAATGCTTCTAATTCTTTCCAAGGGCCTCTATTTAAACCTTGATGTTGTAAAGCACAATTTAAGTAACTGAATGTTTCTCTTAATGTTTCTGTATCACAATTGAATGCAGCTGCAGGTGCCATATGACCTTTATCCCATACATTGTTTTTATAATCAGCATTGTTTGATGTTATTACAGAATCAACTCCATAGAAATTCATACCTTTCCTACTAGCAGTTCCGTTAGGACATTGAACCTCATACTCTACTGAAAGGGGTTGTCGATATTCTTCTGAGTATACTATTTTAAATATATCAGTTTCTATTGTTTTTGTTGTCTGCCCAAATCCTATGTATGTAAACAATATACATACTACTAATGTTAATAAGTTTTTCATATTACTTTCCCCACTTTTTATTTTGAACAATTTGAGCTATGATTCCATATACCGATAGGTCTTGAAATGTATCTTGCACAGATTCACCTACTTCATCCGGCTGACCGAATACAACTAATTGTTTAATTCTTTGTATTTTATCGTTTAATCTAAAGAACAACCCCGTTAACGATAATCTGATATCATCACTACTACTTAAATCAGTACCTACTGATATGTTACCTGGACCGTAGTTTCTTTGTTTCTTGCAAAACGTTTCATATTGGTCCCACATAATACGTTTGTACTCTTCCATCATTATAGGATATGTTTCTTCACAATGCTGAATTGCAGTTAGGGTTTTATCACCCATATTGGCTTTGTATTCCCTCTCACCTCTATGAACTACTTTCGATTTTGATTCCTTAATATTCTCCATTTTTAATACAACATTATCCATTTAATTGAGTTTTGCTTTCATTACCATCGTTGGAAATTGTATTTGGATTAAAATACTTATCCAATGCCGTTAATCTATCATCTGCATCTACCAATAACACAAGAGCTTCCTCAGCGTTTTTATAGAAATCTCCAGTTGAATGGTCACCAATCCCTACGGCTCGGTGTTCCAACAAATCTAATGAAAGTAGTGCTTTTGCTTTATCAGCCATTGCTGATGTTCTCAGCATATCTACTAATACGTTTTTATTTCTCATCATTTTTTTAATAGTTTTTTAGATTCTTTATCTGTTAATCCATACTTCATTAATATATCCAAAACCTCCTGCTTCGGTAGGAGCTCCATATAATCGATAACCTCTCTCTGAGAAACACCATACCAAGTAGATAGATACTTTAACATATCTTTATTATATTTCCCATCAGATTTACCTTTGATGTATTTATCAAACGTTTTCTTATTAGGTAGGAAATCTAAATATACTTTGTAGGTATCTCTAGCAGATAGAAGTCCGATTGTGTACTTTTGGAGAATATTAACAATAGGTAGCAAATCCATATTCATACTTAACCATCGGTTGATTATAAAGGGGCTGAATGACTTCTTGTCCATATCTGTTAAAGATTCCCAAGATGTTTTCTTTTCCTTTATACCAGCTAAGTGGTCGAATATGGATTTTGCTTTTATACCTGTACTTGCTTTTTTCGCCATTAAGGTAATAACTCTTTTGGTAAAAATTGTTCTGATACATTACCACAATCAGCACATCGTTGTACCGGAATAGGTAACATTGATTTCTGACCATTAGGTGCTTGTACTGCAGGAACTACTTTATACATCGTTACCTCATTGAAGAATATACCATCACATTCTTCACAACGAACGGTGTCCAACTTTGTTGGGTCTAACTGCATTTTAGGTGCAGGTGGTGATTGGTTCATACCAATCACTTTTCCACTCTTCTTTGCCATAATTACTTAGATTCTTCTACTGATAGCTTTCTGTACTCAGTTACTAACTTTTTGATTTCTCCTATAGCTTTTCTAGCTCTACTTTTAGATGCTTTTGTTGTACCGTTGTGCTCTGCTTCGAATTCTGTATATAATTCTTTAATTGATTCGAAAATTTCATTTGAATTTGTCATAATACTACTTTTGTTTATTGTTACTAATTTAATTTACTTATTGTTTACACAAATATACGAATTCTTTTCCGTATATCCTAATTTATTTACTTTTATTTTCTAATGTCAGTTATTATTTCTAACAACATAGCCATTACTGAGATTTCTTTATCTACTACTGCCGAATCCTTATATTGAGCATCTGCTATATTTAAGATTGTACTACCAATCTTACCATTTGCATAGTTATCTACTTCATCATACAAAAATCTGTAAAATGGTGTAAAATCTCTTACCTTTGAATCAGCTATAATCTTTCTTACGTTAGTAAAAGAATCTTTAACACTACCATTTGATTGTAATACAGTAAGTACCTCATCCATATAGTTGGCCTGAATAGTTGATGTTTTATCAATCTTTAATTCATTACCTACCACTTGTCGTTGAGCTGCGTTTAAAACTCTACGAATATCAGGGTATCCACTATTCACTAAGATTGCTAAATCAGACATTTCATACTTCACCTCTTCCATATCTAAGATTTGTTTCAATCTCATAGCTACTTCCTTTTTAGATGGTGGTGTAATCCCAAATGTCTGACATCTACTTTGGATAGGGTCAATCACTTTCTCTACATAGTTACAAGTCAAAATGAATCGTGTCGTTCTGGAGAATGTTTCCATCAGATTACGAAGAGCAGCTTGTGCGTTTGGTGTTAGGTAATCTGCTTCATCAAGTATTACAATCTTCCACTCTTTGAATCCCATTGATGATGCAAATCCACGAATCTTATCACGAACTGCATCAACTGAGTTTTCATCAGATGCGTTAATATACATCAAATCACAATCGATTTGGTTTGTAATGATTTTAGCAAGAGTTGTTTTACCTGTTCCAGCTTGTCCGTATAGTAACAAGTGGGGTACATCATTACTCTCAATGTAAATCTTTACTTTCTCTATGATATGTTGATTACCAACATACCCTTCTAAGCTGTCAGGCCTATATTTTTCCACATATAACGAGTGGTGTTCTTTTTTAATCATATTTGTAATTTTATCTTCCTATTTCTTTTAAGTAAGTTTCCTTCATTTTTTCCCAACTCATTCCAATTGCTTCTAAATAGAATAAATGTTCAGGTTTTAACCTACCCTCTGAATGTAGTTTAGTATAACGTTTGATAGCTTTCTTCTTCCACCAATTATTAATATAAGGAACTCCATCCTCAAACTTCTTTTTCATCACCAATTCAGATTCTTCAATTTCATCACGTAAGAATGCCTGTCCGTTATCGTACATCATAGCAAGATATACTCCACGTTTAAATCCGTGGTGGTAAGCTGATTGTTTGATACCACATTCTTTGAAAATCTTTCCAAGAATCTTTTGTTTGATACCACTTACAGGTCCACTAGCTCCTTCACCAGTACCCATACTAGCACCATTACGAATTCGTTCATTAGTGATTGCGGTTTCATACCATTCGGCATGTTCTTCTTTAATATGTTGATGCCAAGGTTCATAGAACTTATCATCAGGTTTAAGAGAAATCTTTCCTGCTGATTCACCTAATGTTTTAAAGTGAGGAATTCCATTATATTGAGAATGAATCCCATATAATGAAGTTGTACCAACACCTATCAAAGTCTGTCCATACTTTTTCTTCCAAAATTCTCTTACTTCTGGAACTGTTGTCATCATAGCAACGAGCTTTCCACCTAAGAAATTATAACCTAATGGTTGTGTACAAACAATAGTTGATGCAATTGTAGTATGGTTTAGCTTTCCTTTCTTAAACTTATCATCCTTAGTCCAACCAATGTAGTTATCTCTAACTGCCATTGATGTTACATCTGATGCTAATGATATTTGTCCTAAGAGTTTACCACTCTTTTTATCTTTAACATTGATTTTAACATTACGACCGGGATTAGCAGTAAAATCCATAGAATGAATCATACGTCTAGCATATGTCCATTTAGCTGCCTCTTTGGTATCTTCCAAAATTTCAACATAAGGTTCTAACTCTTCAATCTCTTTAATAGTTTGTTCCAAATTGTTAATATCAGCCGGAGCCCATTGAGTATCATACATTGCTGCGATTTGAGATTTATCCCTAATCATTTTAACATCCTGTAATTCTACCCACTTCTTATACAAAACTTGCTCTTGAACCGACATGGTAGCGAGATAATCCATATTTTGGATTAACTCACTCTTCTGCTTCTCAAAATCAAATTTAGGTTTCTCCGGCTCTGCATCCCAAAAATCCATACTTAATTGTTTTTAATTATTATTTGTAAATATACGAAAAAGAATTGGTTTTACCAAACTATTTAATTTCTACTAAATAATATGATGAAACTAATCCATCTCGTTCGAACTTAACATGAGCCAATCCAGCTGATGCTATTTTCAAAGTTGCTGATTTAGAACCTTTGTTCGCCATTAGTATCTCTTTTAGGTATTTTGCTGAAAACGAAATAGGTTTTATATCAGTTTCACATTTACACTCTACATTCATAGAGATTCTATTTGTATTAATAGTTGAAAACCCTAATACAACCTCACCTTTACCACCTGTACAAGTAAATGTAAATGTATCTGATTCGTTAAGTGCTCCTTTAGATTTAATGAATCTATTTGTAAATTCATCATCCAAAGTAATTTCAGAATCAAATGGTGGTACTTGCTTTAAATCTGGAACTACTGGAATAACTGATAAATCAGCCAACATATAGTTTACTGATGTACCTTTATCCGAAAACGTAAGATACGAATCTTGTGCTACAACATCTACATTTGATTCTACTACGCCTAATAGTGCTTTCATTTGAGATGTTGTATAGATACCAAATTCACCATTTGGGAAATCTTTCTCTGCGGATTCTACTGTACCTAATAGAGTTTTATCATCTGAGATAAAACTTACTTTCATTGAATCATCTGTAGATTCAATTTTTACTGATTCAACCTCACCACCTAAGTTGTAACGATTGATGAATTGTTCAATACTTGCCTTTTTCATACTTTAAATTTACTGTTTATTATTTATTGTTTACACAAATATACGAATTCTTTTCCATATATCCTAATTTATTTAAATGTTATTTCATTTGTTTCAGAATCCCAATCAATTGTCAATGGTTCATTTACTTGGTCATATCCTTCGTTTAATACAGATGCATTAATGAAATGCGTACCATTATGAAACTTATAACCATAACTTCCATGAATATGTCCAAACACATGAATCTTCGGTGGTTGCTCATCTACTTTAACTCTTAATAATTCACAACCTAAATCAGCTGCATTATACGGTGGCCCACTAATATCTAAATGACCTTGTGGTGGCCCATGCGTAATAAGAATATCTGTATCTTTTGGAATTGCTCCCCATTTTGCCATTAGCCCATCTCCACGTCTTGGTAAGTTGAAGGCCCAATTACAAAATTCAGGTTGCCAGGGAGTTCCATATAGTTTTACACCATCAATTAAATGTTCATCATCTTGTAGATAAGTAACATCATAGTTGTTTACAATTGTATTTGCTTCTAATGGATGATTTTCAAACATTCTGTCGTGATTACCAGCAATAAAGATTTTATGTTTGTAATCTTGTGCTTCGAACCATTCACAGAAATCGGTGATATCATGTTCACTATAACCACTATTCATTATATCACCAGCATGAATTAGAAAATCTCCACCTGGTAGGTTTAAATACCTTTGCTTAGTATGTGTATCTGATATAAATGTTATCTTCATTGTATTAGGTTATCTATGTCTATATTATATTCATTCATTAAATCAGATAACTCATCTTTGTAATTATCCAAGTTAAAGTCGGTTTCATCATGTTTCCATTTACGCCAAAAGTTATGTTTTAACTCCCATATGAACGCTGCCATATCGGTTGAGTGAATACATCTTAAATGCTTTAGCTTATCATCTTCATCATTTAAATCAAATTCTAATATTGCTTTCATATCTTAAATAATTCGTAATTTGAATTTTCTGTTTTGAATTTAATATAATCCTCTCTTTGTTCTACAATCTCAGTAACATTTGTTGTTTGCCATGTGAATGATTGATTGAACGGTGACATAAGTAAACTTCTACCAATTGTACCTTCTTCAAATTGTTCTTTAAAACTACCATCTTCATTCCACTCTAACCATTTAATACCATTAGATTGTTTTGTTAACCCATCACGTTCTCTAACAAGCTTCCAATTCATTAGAGTTTCTCCAAATAATAGCTTACCCATTTCATCATCCATCTTTAAATTACCATTCTCTTCTTGAGTTAGTAATACCTTTGGTTGTACTCCTCCTATCATTTTTTTATCTTTTACTCATTTCTTATGTTTGTTATACAAATATAATACAATTTATTGGGTTTACCAAACTTTATATGTTAAAAAATGTTAAATTATTAAGAATTTTAAAACGAAAAGAATTGACCTATTTTCTCTAAGTTTGGATTTGGGTTCTCCCAATTCATTGCTGAGTAGAAATCATCTAACTTATTCTTTAACTCACGCTCCCATAGTTTATCGTAATCAATATACTCTTCTACTAAGTCCAATATCTCTTTTGGGTCGTTATACCCAGTCAATCCAACTGTATCTAATCCTAATGGGTTATTCTTCAAATACACATACTTTATCTTATCACCATCTTTCATTGGTTCGTATTTAAAAGCGGTATTGTAATACTTTAATAATTGATTGTAAGTAAGTGCTGCTTTAACATGAGCAGGTGTACCTTTCATAAACTCACCAAGTACTTGCGTTTTAGTAGAATACTTACTCATACCCTTTACTGCTGAGTTCTTAGCGATATCAATATAATTTCGATTTGGCATATCATCCTTATAATCTAAAATCTTCTGGTCCAATTTCATCTTATTCTCATCCTTTAGGATATCCCATAACACAGTCGACATTACTTCTTTAAAGTATGTTGGGAATGAACTACGTTTTACATCTAATCCCTTAACATCTAACTTATCACAATCAACAGAGTTATCATTGATAATCCATTGTGCGTATCGTTTCTTAGATACCCAAAAACCACCCTTAGCGATTGTTTCTTGCTTAATATCAAATCGATGATTAATTACATTGAACATTTTCTTAGACATTGAATCATACACCCCATTGATGTGAGCCTCAACTTCTTGTGCTACTTGCAAAATAGCAGGTATCATTTGTGCATCATCATTTTCATCAATCTCAGGATTACGAGCTTTTACTAATGGTGCTGCCTGATAAAATACAGAATCCGTATCAGTATATACATTGTAATCAGCTTCTTTACCAATGTTCTTAATATAATATTGATTTGCAATCATCTCAGTTGTTTTAATTACAGTCTGACCTGTAAGTGTAACTGCTTCTGCGTTATCAACATCATAGAATCTAAATGCAGGAAGTCCGAGTACACCATATAATGAGTTCAACATAATCTTTTGTACTAACTGTCTCTGATGATAGAATTTATATAATTCATCATTTCCGGCTTTACCGTACTTTTTCATCTGGTCTTTGTACTCTACCCTCTTATCAAACCAAACATTAAGAATCTCAGGTATTACACCTACTTTATCTTGCTTATATAAAACACCATTTGATGCAACTGATAAATCCATCTTTTTAACGAAATCATCAAACTTAGGTTTATCCATTGGTGGGTACTCTTTACCATTATCATCTACAATAGTATATTTATCAATAGTAGATTTCATATGGTCTTCAACCATATAACCCTTAATCTTACCAACCTTTGTTTCAGGTGAAATGTTAATTGTCATAATGATAGATGGATATAGAGATGTTAAATCTAAATCATATACCCACTTATAAAGACCAGGTTTAGGTTCTTTAACATATGCGCCTGTAAACTTACCTTCTGCATCAGAACCATCAGCATTCTTATTTCTTCTCAAAGGTCTGTCCGGAGCGATACGATTACTTCTTCGTAGGAATGTTAATATCGCACCTTCTAACCATTTTGATGAGAATATGAAATCTTCATAGAATACGTGTCCAGCATGGCATATTGCTCTAGCTAAATCGATATACTGTAATTTCTTATCCATTTCAACAATCAGTTCAACATCCACTAAGTTATACTCAATGAACTTCTCTAAATCATCTCTGAATAATTGGTCAAGGTTTCCTTCGTATTCAATCTTACCTCTACCCAATGTCATACGAGCAATAGTATCCAATCTATAATTTGGATGCTCTGTATATGTAAAGTTTTTAAATAGAGCCATATAATCTAATGCAGATACACCGGCTATGATATAACGTTGTCTGTATTTATTCCAATGAACCTTTTGTATTGGGGATAATCTATTTGCGTTTTTAGTTCCTAATAAACGATTCAGTCTATTATAAAGATAAGTTACATCAAAGAAATCAATATTCCAACCTGTTATGATTGTAGGTGAAATCTCTTCCCATTTAGATAAGAATGCCATTAACATATCTTCCTCACTTCGGAAAGAACGAACCATAGCACCTTTGATAGTTTTGTTTATCTCATCACCATCGTTTATAACATATACGTGATAATCTTTTGTTGCTGAATCATGGAATGCTACTGAAGTCATTGCGTTCTTAGCTTCAGTAATATCAGGTAAGCCTGAGTTCATTTCTACCTCAATATCAAACGTTAGTACAACGTTACCCTCTGATACCTCATCAGAATCACCATACTCATCAATCAAGAAGCGAGTTACCTCATTTACATCAGATTCATAAAGTTTAAGGTTATCTTCTTTCTTCCAATAGTTAATTTTCTTTAATCGGTCGCCATAGATTGATTGATATGAACCATTACCATCTTCTACATAAGCATAATTCCTATACTTCTTTGTAAAGTAACCTTTTTTATCATCCCACGCGTGGATGATTCCTTCTTGCTTCTCGTAATATACATTTTGATATGCCATTAACTTCTTTTTATTTTAACAAATATACAACTTTTTATGTAATTCTCCAAGCATTCTACTCTCATTCTTTGAAAGTTCTTTTGCTCTATTAATAGCGTTTACACTCATCTCAGCTTCGAACTCTGAATCATCTAACATTCTATCTAAGTATTCAAAGAAGGTTTTCTTATATTTAAAGAACATACCATTAGGGTCTATCTCTTTATAACATTCAGATTCATGCCAAATCATTGGTGTTCCATTCATCATACAATCAGTACCACTAACAGACCATCCGTAGTTGGTTTGCTTCATTTGAACACCTACTTTACAACTCTGTAATCTTTTATAGTAATCGTGCTTTGCTACTTTAGCATTATCAACCCAACCATGTGGTGGTATTCCATTTAACTGAGGAATCCATACTTTGAAATCTTGCCTTTGTGTGCGATATTCTTCCATCAACTCCATAAACTTAGGATACCCTTTGTATGCAGCTGCTCTATGGTTAAATACAATTACGTTTTCTTTCTTAGTGTTTGGTTCTGAAATTATCTTTGAATCTTCTACACCTAAGTTCCAAACATTTAGAATACCATCGAGCTTCTGAACGAATTCATCATTGAACGTTTCTTTAGCTTCTTCTAATACCCTATTCTTTTGGTCTTGTGTATTTAGATAACAAGTATCCATCTGAGATACACCTAATAATTCAATAGGTAACCATAACCACTTTGCTTTACCTGGTCTACGGTCAACACCATTACATACTTTCATTTCCCACCAATGGCAATAGCCAATGATTTTGGTATCAATGGAATTCTTATACCTTCCAACTTGCGGCCAATCCGGTAAATGTGAATAAATCACATCGTAATCAACATCTCTCAGTATTTTTATTAACTCATCAGAAGGAAATCCCCTCTGATTCATCATATCACCTGGAATATCAACCTGATGTTGTTTTACATTTGGTAAGTTTAGCTTCTTTGTAACCTTACCCTTTGGAACTATAACATTCCAATAGTATTCACCATACTTATCTAACCCTTTAATGTGATTATGTATCACATCAATGAATGAGTCTTTCTCAATATTAGATGAGTTAGTTATATTCGGGATTACCAACACCTTTCTGGCGTTTTTGTAATCTACTTCACTTTCCCAAAAACTCATTAATCTAATTTGTTTACCATTGTTGAAACCATCTCATGTATTTTAAATGTATAACCCAATGGTGATAGGTAATATTTCAACTTACGAAGTGCATCAGGTTGATGAACCATTTTCCAATTCTCTTCAGCTTCTGGATTAGGATGATATACCGTAATCATTACATTGGTTTTAGTTGGTTCATATGTTTTAGTCTTTTCATTGTATTCGGTATGAGCAAATATCGTATTAAAGATAGTATCCCACTTAAACATAGCCGATGTAAAAGCCATTGAAATTGTATTACTATCTCTAAATCCCTCAACTGTTGCAAGTAAGGTTGGTTTGTGGACTTTATCAGTATAATCAATCCAAAGTTTGTTAGCCAAAGCCAAATGGTTCTTATCAATTTCAACTTTAGATTTTTTAAGGATTCGGGTTATTTGTCTTTTGGTAAACCCACAAAGGTCTAAATACTCTTTATTTCCATTTGAATCATACGGAGTACCATTTGAGTAAGTACCAACGATATATTTAACAGCATCATCAATAGTCATTGGCTTTTTGATAATCTCAGGTTTTTTATTTAGTAAGTTACTAACACCTTTTAATTCATCATTAGTGTATTCTGAGTGTACTTCATATGGGATTCTAATTACAGGGACTTCGGAACAATGCTTAGCATCTTTAGCTCCACCCAATGTGTGGTTACCATCACCTACAATATCCTTACCAGATTGTCTACCTTCGTAAATTACGATAGGAGAACACTTATCAGTATTGCCACCAGCATCATCAATTCGTTCTTTAATTTCTTGTCTAAGTTCTTTACTTTCTTCTGAACGAACTTGCAATCTATCCAATTCATAGATATCATCAACGGATTCTTTAGTGATAGAGAAATCACCATTTGTAATCTTATCGGCGAGTTCTTTCATCATATCAACATCCGGTTGAGCGAATTTAGCTGCACCATTGGATTTGTTATAAAACATTGAGTTGTTTCGTGCATCGTTATCTTTTAGAATCTTTCGCTCAGATACCGTCATTTCAGCGTAACTACCATATTCTAAAATCTCAAATTTGAAGTTTCCAGTAGAACTTTCAAATTCTTTACCAAATTCCGTATTAGTAGATGAGTGCCAATACCCATCACCTACATATCCTTTATGAACACCAACATAAACTTTGTTGTTATCTAAATTAGTGTAGCGATAAAGATATCCTTCATAGATTTTAGGTACATCCCCAAGTTGTACATCTTTGATTGAATGAGGCGTGTTTTGTGTGTTTAACATAACTTATTATTTTTTATTTATTATTAGTTGGGCTCATTTCTAACCCATTTACTATGTAAATATACTACATTTATTTGGATTTACCAAATAATTTTGTATTTTTTTTGAAAAGTTATTAACAATTACCAAAAATTGATATCATTTGATTCTTCTGGTGCATATGTGGTGTGGTTGATTATATCAGTATTATATGCGTTCAAATCTTTAGGATAAGGTCTGATTTCATGCTTTAACCTTTTCAATAAATCCTTCTTTTCTTTTTTATTGGTAGCAAGTATCTGAATGTACCTATGTTTAGGTGGTTCTTCTCTTCTCCAAAATTCGGTGTAACCATCTTTACCTATCTCTCTACGAAGATGTTCTAAGTTACCACTACCCCAATTATTATAAACAGTTCTACTATGAATCCAATCATATGGGTCTTTGGTTAGGGATATACCCCAATTTGGCATGAGTGCTATATCTGTGTTTAAACCCTGATAAATCCAATTGGTAGCTTTGTAAATACCACCAACGTGTCCTTGTCCGTTATTAGCATAACTGAGTAACACTTTGATATTTTTATCATTATCCTTTATCCATTGGAAAGTTTTACCTAATGCACAACTCTCTATATTTGAACCGAAACCATCATCTACATATAAACGAGTAAGTTCTAAGATATTATCTTTTGTTAAACCATCACATACTGATGTGGGTGCTTTTGCTCCGACTGGGAATCCGTATACAGCAACTCCAACTAATTGCTGGTCGTTTCCAAATACATCCGTTTCATCTAATGTATGGTATATACCTAATGAATACCTACATGCAGTCCATGCATGAGTATAGTGTTTTTTGATAATCATATCTTTAGCGATAGATTTAGCAATTGGAGCTACACTCACCTTAGATGCATCGACGTAATGTTTACCTTCTTCTTTCATAACTTATTACTGATAATCATTGAATTTTCCGTGCAATAAATGCCTCCAAGTTTCACCCTTTACAATCCTACGGATATTAGCTGGAGATACTCCATTATTTCTCGCCAAAACTTTAATGTTTCGGTGTCCTATTTTATATAGGGTTCTAATAGATGTAACCTGCTCTTCGGTGAGCTTATGTGCTGGATGTGATTCCCCTCGTAGTGCCATTTTCTTTCGTAACTGTTTCTTATTGTAAATATACAACTTTTTTTTGGAATTTCCTAATTTATCTTGCGGCATTTATATAAGTTTCTTTTGACTGAATCCCAACGAATCGTTTTACTTCAGTTGACCCGTTTACTAATATCACAGTTGGTACATTCCTAACGTTGTATTGTGATGCTAATGCTGATTGTGAATCTACATCAATTTTTTGAACTGATACTGATTGTCCTACTTGAGCCATAATAGGTGCTAATGTTGAACAGGGGTGACACCAAGCTGCTGAGAAGTATAAATATTTCATAATGCTTTTATTTTAATTGTTATCAAAAATGAAATGGGGAGGTAGCGAATCTCCCCATCTCGTCCGTTACGAATAACGGTCCTAAAGGTGGTCGTTAGACCACACTATCGTCTAGCCATCGCAGGAGAGGCAATTTTCGTCCATCGCTTGTTGTGCAATATCACCTCTGAGTACTGATTCGGTTCTCGTATAGTAAAGTGTTTTTACACCTTGCTTCCACGCTTCCATATGTACTGTATTCATCCATTTCGGAGTTGCCTCAGATGGGAATGCTAAATTTAGTGATACTGATTGGTCAATGTATTGTTGTCTGATACCAGCTTGTCTAACCAATTCTAATTGATTGATTTCCTTAAAGG